TAACAATAACAATCAAGTTAATCAAATTGCTAATCAAGTTAAAAAAGATATTGGTTTTTCACAAACTAAACACCCAACAGAAGGTATTGTAAATACTTATGCTTTTAAAGATGGAAAAAAAAATGAAATGTACGGAGGTCAAGCCTCAACAGCAGCAAAAATAAGAATGGCAGAAGCTGGGTTAGGAACATACAATGAAAACAATGATAGTTTTCAAAATGTTGTAGGTAATAAAATAATATCTAGTACTGGAATAATGGGTACATCAATGGGTAGTGGACAAAATACTATTATGGGTCAAATACCTATTTCAGAAAAAATGTTTGAACAACAAAAAAAAATAAAAATGATGGCATTACTTCCTTTGTCAGCATTAGCACCTTTTCCTGTTTCTAGTGTTTTAGGTTATGCTGCAAACCAAGCAAGAAAAGATCAGTATAGCAACTATGTAAATAGTTTTAATCAAGCTGGAACAATAACAGAAACATCATCTACTTCTTATGCAGCTCAAAGTAATACAGATACTTCTGATGCAAGAATACAAGATACTAAAGCACAAGCAGAATCTAATGAATCTTCTAAAGAAGCAGCACAACAAGCTTTATTAAGAAAACAAGCTTTAGCAAGAAAAGAATCTTCTATCAAAGGAACAAGAAAATTTTTTGGTGGTAAAAGAAAATTAATAGAAGGAGCAATGCAGTAATGGCTTTTATACCAGTAGCAGAAAAAAGTATAGGATCAGGAGGATATAAAGATGGTAAATTTATTTCTTTTTTAAAAAAATATCAAGATGCAGAAACAATCTTTGATCATTGGAAAGATAAATATGAAGAAGCATATGAATACACAATGCCTTCAAGAGAATCATTCTATGAAGAAACTGTAGGTGAAAGACGTACAGATAAAATATTTGATGAAACAGCAGTAGTAGGAATACAAGAATTTGCTAGTAGATTACAAGCTGGTATAGTTCCAACATATGGAAGATGGGCAAACTTTGAAGCTGGTACTGATATACCAGAAGATCAAAAACCAGCAGTTAATGAAGCATTAGATGAAATAACTAAATATGTTTTTGAAATATTAGCTGGATCAAACTTTAACCAAGAAGTACATGAAGCATTTATGGATTGTGCTATTGGTACTGGTGTTATGTTAGTAGAAGAAGGTGATGCATTAAATCCAATTAAATTTACTGCTGTACCTTTACCTAAAGTTATGTTGAACAATGGGCCAGATAATAGAGTTGATACAGTATTTAGAAAAAGACAAATACCTTATAACCAATTAATGACTGCATATCCAAAAGCAGAAATGTCTGAAACTATGCTTAAAGCTATTGAAGAAAATGAAAGTAAAAAAGCAAATATAGTAGAAGGTGTTTACAAAATATACGATGAAGCAAATACAGAAAAATTTAAATACTGTGTTGCTTGTATGAATGAAGAAGAAATAATTTTTGAAAAAGAATTAAGTGGAGTTGGAAGTAATCCTTATATTGTATTTAGATGGAATAAAGGATCAGGAGAAGTGTATGGTCGTGGTCCAATCTTTAATAGTATGGCTGCAATTAAAACAACTAATCTTACAGTAGAACTAATATTACAAAATGCACAAATGAATATTAGTGGTATTTATACTTATGAAGATGATGGTGTTGTTAATCCTGATAATATAAATCTTGTGCCAGGTGCTTTAATTCCTGTAGCTCCTAATAGTAGAGGACTAACTCCTTTAGCTGGAGCTGGTAAATTTGATGTAGCACAATTAATATTATCTGACATGAGACAAAATATTAAAAAAGCTTTGTATATGGAATCACTTGGTAGACCAGAAGGTACTCCAATGTCAGCAACAGAAGTGTCAGAAAGAATGGCAGATTTATCAAGACAAATTGGATCTTCTTTTGGTAGACTACAATCTGAGTTTGTTACACCATTACTTCGTAGAGTAATTAGAATATTATCTAAACAAGGTAGAATAGAAATACCAAAAATTGATAATAGAGAAGTAACTGTAATATCACAATCACCATTAGCACAAGCACAACATCAACAAGATGTAGCTGTAGTTAATAATTTTAATGCAATACTAGCTCAAACATTTGGTCCACAAATTCTTAATATGATTGTTAAACAAGATGAAGTAGCTAGGTATTTAGCAGAAAAATTAGGATTACCAGAAAAATTGATTAGAGGACCTGAAGAACAACAACAAATGATACAAGAGTTGCAAAACATGGCACAACAGTCTAATATGGCACAGAATGAGTTGGGAATCCCTAGTCAGCAGCCGCAAGGACAACAGTAAACAAGACACAGGTGAAATAGATAGAATATTTGCGTCTGTATTTTCTGATCCTGATGGAAAAAAAATATTAGAATTTTTTGATACTATAGTTAATAATGTTACATTAAATCCTAATGCAGAAGATAGGGTATTGTGGCATTTAGAAGGTCAACGATTTATGCTGCAACAAATTAAACTAAGAATAAAACGAGGTAAAGAATGGCTGAAGAAGAAGTAGTTACACAAGAAACGGAACAAACAGAAGGTAGTAAACCAGATTTTGTTCAAGATAAATTTTGGAATAAAGATTTAAATGAAATTAATATTGAAGAATTATCTAGTAGTTATAATTCTTTAGAAAAAAAATTAGGAGCAAGAACAGAAGATTTATCTAAACAAATTAGAGAAGATATATTTAATGAAACAAAAGCTAATACTCCTGAAGAATATGAAATTAAATTACCTGAATTACCAGAAAATGTAGATTTAAATGTAGATAAAGAAATGCCTTTATTACAATGGTGGTCAGAAACTGCTAAGTCTAAAGGATTATCACAAGATGAATTTAATAAAGGTATAGAAGCATTTGTTAATAATGAAATATCTTCTTTACCTAATCAAGATAATGAAAGAGAATTATTAGGTGAAAATGCTACACAAAGAATAGAAGCTGCTGATTTATGGAGTAAAAAAAATTTATCTCCTGATGCATATTCTAGTATATCTGAATTTGCTAGTACAGCTCAAGGAGTAAAAGCATTAGAAGAAATAATGAGCCTTAATAAAGATGCTCCTATGCCTACTACTGAAACAGCTATTGAAGCTGCTCCTAGTTTAGATGATTTACGATCAATGATGAAAGATCCTAGATACTGGAAAGATGGAGAAAGAGATCCAGCTTACATTGCAAAAATAGGTAGTTTGTATGAAAAGTATTACGGAAGTCAGAAGGCGAGTTAAAGCTACTTGGCGTGATGCACAATCATTTGCTGAATGGTTAAATCCCGATGATGCAAAAAAATATAAACCAGCTATAAATTATAGCGAAGGTTATGTCTTAACTGACAATGATGATGTATTAATATTATACATGACATACAATGATACAGATATAGGTGATACTTGTGTTATTCCAAAAGAAAATGTTGTTAATATTTGTGAGTTGAAAAACATTAAAAAAAATGTCAGTAAAGCTTAAATAGACCTTTAAAAAGACAATAGGCCTTTATAAGACAACCTTATTTAGCTTTTTCAAGATAATCTACGAACACAAGCAAACACGGAGGTAAAATGTCTGCTACTATTACTAATGCTTTTATCACTCAGTTCGAAGCTGAAGTGCATATGGCATATCAAAGACAAGGTAGTAAGCTTAAAAACCTAGTGCGTACTGTAAATGGAGTAAGTGGAGAATCTGTCAAATTCCAAAAAGTTGGAACTGGCGAAGCATCTACTAAAGCTCGTCACTCAGAAGTTGTAGCAATGAACATTAGTCATACTAATGTAACTGCAACTCTAGCTGACTACTATGCTTCAGATTATGTTGACAAACTAGATGAGCTTAAAACCAATATTGACGAAAGAAGTGTAATTGCAAATAATGCAGCTTACGCTTTAGGTAGAAAAACTGATAGTATTCTTACTGATGCTATGTCATCTGCTACAACTTTAGCTAATAATGCTGGAGCAAGTGGTGGATCACCAGCTACCGACATGAATATTGACAAGTTTAAAGAAATGCAAGAATTATTTGGTACTAACAATGTACCTGATGATAACCAAAGATATTGGGCAATCGGTCCAAGTCAATGGGCTGATCTTTTAGCTGACGATCAATGGACTAGAGCCGAGTATATCGGAACTGCAGAACTTCCTTTTTCTGGTATGAATTATACTGCAAAAAGATTCTTAGGTTTCTTAACATTCGTTCATTCTGGTTTAGATACTTCTGGCTCAACAGATAGACACACTATTTGTTGGCACAAAACATCTATGGGTTTAGGTGTGGGATCAGAAGTAAGAACAGAAGTAAACTATATACCTGAAAAAGTTTCACACCTAATGACTTCATACTTAAGTATGGGATCAATTATGATTGATACTAATGGTATTAGAGTACAAAAGTGTGCTGAATAGCAGAGAGGAAAGAATATTATGGCTTACGCATTAGCAAATCCCGTAAAAAAAATCTCTCAGATGGGTGATTCCAATTCAATGTGGTATTACACAGATGGCGATGCTATTGGGGATATTGACAACGATGATTACTTTATCTTGTCTCACAAAGAACTAAGTGCTGGAGATATTATTATTGTAAATAGTGGTGGATCAAACGCAGTTGTAGATATATTAATTGTATCTGTAAACGATGGTGGATCTAACTTAAATACAGTAATACTAGCATAAGTATATTACTTGGAGAGGGGAACAATCCCCTCTCTAATATAGGAAAAAATTATGGCAATAGCTGGAAGTATATTAAAAGGCACAAGTAAAATAATAGGCAAAGCTATTAAGGGTGCTAAAAAGAAAAAGAAAAAAATTGGAGATCAATTAAAAAAAGAAGGTAAATTTATTAAAGAAAAAGTTACTGGACCAGCAAAACAAAGATTAAAAAATTTAGAACAAGCAAAATCACAACCACAAAATATTAAAGGTATGCCTTTACCTAAAAGAGATAAATTAAAAGGTGTAAAAAATCCAATAAGAGCTCAAAAAAATACTTTATATTCAGGAGGTAAACCAACTACAGCAGAAAAATTAGATGCAGTTAGTAATACTAAAGCATTTACTAAAGGACAAAAAGCATTTTCAGGAGCAAAGAAAAAAGCAACAGAAACATTAGGTAAAGCTCAAAGTGCAACAGGAAAATTAGCTGATGATACAATGGCAGCAATTAAATCTAATCCAAGTAAAGCAGCAGTTATTGGTGCAGCATCTTTATTATCACCTTCAATAATGAAAGCTACATTAAAAAGTCAACAAATGTATACAGTTGAAAAAAATCCAGATGGAGGTTTTGATTTAAAATTTAAAGATGGAAATATAATTACTACAGATAGTTTTATGTTTAGTCCAAAAGCAGTAGATGATGTTAGAACAAGAATAGCAATATTAGATTCTATTGTTTTATCTGATGATCCACAAAAAAGAAAAGATGAATTTAAAGAACATAGTATGTATTTAGCAAATAAATATGGAATTTATAATATTCAAGGTAAAAATTTATCTTTAAATGTTCCAAGATATTAATGTATGGCAGTAACCAAAGTAGATATAGCTTCAAGAGCATTAGTAATGATAGGAGCAAATCCTATTTCATC